GGCTGTTTATTACAACCAATCAGAAGCGCGGGAGGAATATATACTGGGCAGGTTGGAAAAGGAAGAAAAGCCCCAAAGGTCCATCGGTTTCAGGGTGGTATAAAAAAGGCCCCAAAGCAATATTGTTACTTCTCAAAGTACTTAAGAAAAGATGGGATATGACGGGTCTTAATGGGATTTGGCGGGAAGTCCACGATTTACGTGGGTTTAAGACAGATGGGTTCTATATGGTAATTCTTATGCAAGTGAGACAAATTTTTAGGTAGTTATATCAATTAAGTGAGTCATGTAACGGCCAGGCGTATACGAACGGATTGGTAACATAATTAAAATAACGTTCGTTACACTTTATAAATTACAGATTGAAACACCAGTAGTAATGCGCGTTACACCATTGTAACGTGTTGATAAAAGATTTAAGGTACTAAAAAATATTTGCACTATAAAATTGTATTAACGGTAATAAATTGGTGCGGAACCGCTGGTGCGGAAATGAGGAACAGCGGAACTAAACTGAAAGCATTGACATATAAGGAATAAGCACGTTTTAAACTAAATGTAAATAAATTCCATAAAAAACAGTAGGGCAAATATAAAATTACGTTTAAATGAATAATTATTAGAAGAAAATGTATAAATATTCACTTAAAGCCCAATATCACTAATAAGATTCTTTGTCGATGATATGAGTACCTTCTTTTACAAATGGGGAACTTATTCCACAAAATGCAACAAAAAAAATAGTCAATCTTTATTACCAGTGCCTCGTTGAAAAAGAAGAAATTTCATAAATTGTAGCACCTGTTGTTTTTCGTTGTTATTTAAACCTTCATATATTTCTGTTAAGGGATTGGTTGGCTGCTCCAGTGAGCGGCCTTCTTTTTTTGCTTTTGCGATTTGTAAAATCTTCTCCCGGCTGTCATCATCTAATTCCATGAAAATGTTCAATAGTTCTTCGATTTGATTGATTTGTTGTTGAGTAATTTCGTTTGCGTTGTAACTCGGCGTCCTTTCTTTTACAAACTCTCTTAATATTCCTTTTATACGAGCTCCGGAAGTAAACTCATATTCTCCGGGGCCTGGACCGTGACCTAGCAGAATCCAGTCTGAAGATATGTTAAATGTTGTAGATATTTTTGTTAAAGCTGATGTTGTGGGCTTAGACCTACCCTTTTCCCAATCGCTGACGTTGCCGGGAGAAACTCCTATACTACTGGCAAATTGTTTTTGATTTAGGTTTAGACGCTCTCGAAGGTGTTTAATTCTTGAAGAAATTGAATTATTCGTTATCATAATTAAATACCCCGCACCGTATTTACGAATTTATTTTAAGGAAATACGGTTTAAATACGCATTTTTCCTTGCTAAATTCGTATTTACGAATTATAATATTTGCCAAGGGAACATATTCCACAGCAATATACTCCTTTTAATCCAAACAATACAAGCCAAAAAATCTCCCATAATTCTCGGTTTTGTCGAAAACAAACTTTTTAGGAGGTGGGAACCGTGAACAGATTAACCAAGTTTGGCCTGGAAGTTAAGAAAGCGCTTCTTGAAAAGCAAATGACTCAGAAACAATTTTGCCTCAAGTATGGCATCCCGGAGAACCGGTTCTCAGAGATACTTTATGGTGGTAGGCCGGGAACCAAATACAAGGCCAAGATAGCAAAGGTGCTCAATATTGATTCTGAGTATTTAGCGTCTTAATAACCCCTCCCTTCTTATTAATTGACAAAACTCAATACTTCTACGGGAGGGGTGCAAAACCCTAGTATGCATACATAAAAACATCACTCGAAGGAGGATGAGAAAAAGTGTTACAAGCCATGACCAAGTTTGATGAAAAAGTCTATCAAAGCGTAAATGACGTTATGGCCATTCCTTCCGCGCTAAGGGATATTGAATTAAATTTTTGGAGGCAGGGTTACGATGTACAACAGGTAGAGGGTGGATCAGCCGCCCGCCGTCAATGATTTTTCTTCATTGTAGCAAAATGTGGCAATGTGAGGTGAGAGTATAAGTGGATGAGGCGCGGCAATTGGAGCAGGAAGTATGGTTAACAACCAGCCAGGCGGCAGCGCTTGAGGGGATAACGAGTCGCGCCGTACGGAAAAAAGCCATGGCTGGTGAGTTAATATCAAGAAAAGCTAAAGCTAATTACGGTGGTGGTGTTAACGGTAAGGGTTATCTGATCGCCCTGTCCTCTCTATCTACTCCCGCCCGTCGAAAATACTATGAAAAGTACGGGCGGGAGCTGCAAGAGCAGGGCAAGGATAAGAGGGAAGAAAAGGAAACGGCACCGGCACCGGCTACGAATAACCTGGCCGAGATAGAGGCGAAGGTTGGGAAAAAAAGGTTTCAGAAATTATTGCGCCAGGCTGAGCGCAAGGTGGAGGCTGCCAAGGAATATATAGAGATCTCCGACGAGCGCGGCAGGGCTGAGAAAGCTCAAGAGATAGCTGAAAGATATGGCGTTTCCAGATCTACGCTGTACCGGTGGGTGGACACATACAAAAAAGGGGGGTTGCCGGCAATGATTAAGGTGCCCAACCTGGGCAAAGGAACGGTGCGCAGGGCCGTGGAGCCTGAAGTGGAACGGTTTATCAGATTCCACTGGCTGCAGCTAAACAAGCCCAAAGCTGCACACGTGCATAAGAAGTTAAAAAAATACTGTGAAAAGACCAGCCTCCCTTACCCTTCCCGGGCCACGGTGTACCGTGTGGTGGAGGATATACGGAAAAACGAACCGGATCTGGTTTGCCTTGCCCGCGAAGGCGAAGAGGCATATGAGAAAAAGTTTGCAGCTAAGATCACGCGCCAGAATCCGGAATACCGGAACCAGGTATGGGAAGGCGACCACCACATAATGGATGTGTTTGTAAACTACCAGGGCCGCCCGGTAAGGCCGTGGTTGACGGTCTGGCAGGATGTAGCGACAAGAGTTTTAACAGGTGTCACTTTATCCATACAGGCCAACGGCAGGACCATTGCCATGGCCCTACGGCACGGTATTTTACAAAAGAAGCTTTCAGGCTGGGATGGCGGAATAAGCAAGCCCATGGCGCAGGCGTTAACATCACTCAGCTGGGACATGGAAGAGTTAAGCGAGCGTGCCGGCGCTGAGTTACCATTCTATGGACTGCCGGAGGCACTGTACATTGACAATGGTAAGGATTATAAATCGCAGATCAAAAAGGGCCGCAAGAGCGAGGATTGGGAGTACAGCCGGGAAGTTCGCAGTGCATGTGAGATATTAAGCATAAAACCGGTATTCGCCACCGCATATAGCCCCTGGGCAAAGGGTCATGTGGAAAGATGGTTCGGTACCATGACTGACCAGTTCGCCAGATATCTACCCGGTTATTGCGGCAGTGACAACAAGAAACGCCCGCACGGTTTAAATGAAAAGAAAATGTGCGAGCGCGGCGAGCTTTTAACCCTGGAAGAGCTTTACCTGCTGCTGGAATTCTATATTGACATATATCACCACACAGAGCACAGCGCGCTGGGTATGTCTCCGGCAGAGAAATATGAACTTACACCCCCGGTACGCGAGGGCCTGCCGGACGAGCGGACAATGGATATCTGCTTAATGAACAGCGACAAGGTGAAGGTGAGCGCTTCCGGTATCCAGCGTTTCGGCACCAAGGGTAAGCGTCGCTGGTACCACCACCCGGCATTGGAAAACTATGTGGGACGCAAAGTGGTAATACGGTATGACCCCAACCGGATCGGCGAGCTCCTGGTATTTGACCCCGGCACAGGCAACTATGTTTGTACAGCTACTAATAAGGAGCTCTTAACCTGGGGAGCTTCCGAGGATGATTTGAAAGAGTTCATCAAGAAGCGGTCCAAGCGCAGGAAAGAAGTTAAAGCACGCCTGGCAGAATGTCAGGAGTTCGGCCTGGAAGCTGTAACAGCAAGTAGATATCAGGCCGGCCCGGTACAGGTTACCGGTGATACCACCGGTGGTAAGGAAACAACCATGATAACCGGTATGGAAGAGGCCGCCAAGCGGTCCGGTAAGAGGGATAAAACCAACCCGCAGAAACAAAAGCAAAGGGCAGCCGGCGGCAGGTTTGATGAGTGGATAAGGAAATATGGGAAGGCTTAGAGATTAATTATATAGAGGGAGGTACAAAATATGTGTGCTTTGCAAGCTGTTGAAAACACTGTGGAAGCAACTATGGAGAACTGGTCAAGGGAAAGAGAGACTTTGCGCCGGGTGGTTACCGAGGAAGGTACAACCAAGGCCGATGTGGCCAGAGCAATAGGAGTTTCAAGAACCGTAATGAGCCGTTATATAAACAACGACTACAGTGAAAGTGAGAAATTGCGTAGATCCGTGCGCGCCTACCTGATCAAAATAGGCCGCTGGGAAGAGAAGCCGGAAATTGCCGAAGGTGCTACGGAGCCGGAAGGCGGTTTTGTGACCAGCGTCAGAGAGTTGAAGAACGTGTCCACCAGCGACAGCGAAAGGGTTTTGGGTATCTGCCGGGCCTGCCTGGATAATCTTGAATTCGGTATGATCACCGGCAATCCCGGTACCGGCAAAACATATACTCTGGAAAACTACCAACAGCAAGGCGGCAGCACTATTCTTATCACCTGTGATGAGACAAGCTCTGTAAAAAGCATCCTAGTGGAGATCGCCGAGGCTTTGGGTATATTCTCTAAGGGCACTTCCGCTACCCTGATGAAGAAAGTTGTAAAGGAGCTAAAAAGAAAGCCCCGTCTTTTGATCTTTGACGAGGCTGACCTGCTGCGGGGGCCGCGAGTACTGGAAGCAATCCGGGCCATCTACGACAAGTCCAAGTCCGCCGGTGTGGTGTTGTGCGGCAACCACGCCCTGGCACAGCGTATCCTGGAATACGCGGAGGATCGCCCGGAAATGGCACGGCTTCGGGATCGCATTGGCTACTATCAGAAATTAACGGGCATATCAGAAGAAGAAGCCAGCAGATTCTTAGCCCACGTGAATGCCACTCCCGAAGCTAAAGAACTACTGACTTCTATAGGGCGGCAGCGAGGAATCAGGCAGCTGGTGAAGGCTTTGGGACGTCTTTTGGACGTTACCCACGGCGAACCAATCACCGGAGACCTGGTTGAGGAGCTAGGTCGTATAGTCCTAAGCTTCGCCTAAAACCCGGCCACCGCTAGGACAATAATAAAACATTTTAAAACCGATGTAAAGCTGGTTAGTTAACTAAGATTTTAATTTTGACGGCGGGCAGTCAACTATTGGTTATGTGGTTTTACTGAATAGGCCCGGACACTCTTTGGTAGAGAGTGTCCAAACACCATTCAGATTACGGGTTCCGTCCAGCTTAGGGGGCTGGAGCTTCTGCCCGCAAATCTTGCAGGTATCTGCCATCGAATCACCTCCCTTCTTATGGAGGTAAAAAGCGAAAATACCTGCCCGCCGTCAACAATCTTTTTTCTACCAGGCAAAACCAAAAACCTTTATAACCTATCCCCCTCGCCCGGGTTGGCACCCGGAGCCTGATGAGGAGCCATACGAAAGGGGTGAAGGATTTGGCAATGAGTGATGATCTAAAGGAGCGCTTTAAAAACCCTATTGTTCATGTGGACATCAAGACCGGTAGAGGCTATAACCGGCTGCGAGAGTTTTGGAGTCAACAAAGGGTGACCACCTCCGGCTTTATGGAGTATAAGCCGGGAGTTCGCAGGCCGGCAGAGCAGGCATCTGCAGGTAGTTCGGTTTCCGCATTACCCAGGCATGGGCAGAGAATTAAAAAGGGTAATTGGACAGCCAAGGAGCGGGCGTATGCCGAGCAGCTGTTTGTCCAGGGGTTGACGGACGAAGAGATAGCAAAAAGATTGAACCGGACTGCGCAAGGCGTGAAGAGAATTAGGAGTGCCATGATCAGGAAGGCTGTAATGAATGGGCGAAGGATGCCATTTCCAAAGGCGGTGAGGCGTAGTGGATAAACTGAAGGATACGGTTAAGGCGGCGCTTACTTGCGTCAGGGACGGCCTGAGTTCCGTTGAGGAAGCGGTGGAAACGATAATGGAACAAGCCGACAAAGGTTGTAGTGGTTGCTCGGTCATAGAGGACCTGAGACTTTCACTGGCCACCATTGAAAGGGCCGCCATTGAGGATGTTGCAGGCCCGGAGGTTACGGAATGACCAAAACAGCGGACCAGGTAAAGCCTGATGGCGGCATGAGTGTTGAGGACTGGGACAAGGTTGAGGAGCGGCTGCAGCATTTATATTACCCGGTCAAGTTAAACTGTGACGGCTACGAGGTAACTTTGATGCTGGAGCGGCGCAATCAATTTAAGAATGTCATTATGGTGTATGTAAATGGCGTGATCAAAGGTAAATGGCTGTTGGATGATTGCGAGGAGCGTCGTAGGTTTTTCCGTAAAATAGTGAAGTCCTTACATTCCACAAAGGAAAAGAAGGCATTACGAAAAATATCAAAGCGCCTTCGTAAGGAGAATGGACTCCTTGATCCTGACGCTAAATACACCACTTATACATGGTTTTGGACGTCGTTCAACTCTCTTAAGAAACACTTGATTAATCATAATAAAGCCATTGAGTTGGTTGAATAGTTTATTGAAGAGGAAGGTGAGAAAATGGAAAAGCCAAGACATAAGGTTATCAGCAAATCAGGCACACTGACTATACCGGCGGACATTCGGAGGGAATATAGTTTCCTGGGCGGCACGGCAGTTGATATCACCGTCAAGGATGGGATGCTGGTGGTAGGTCCTCACACTCCGCGCTGTGTCTTTTGCCAGGGCAGTGAAAATGTGGTGATGTATGCAGGCAGGAGTGTGTGCCAGGGCTGCGTGGCAAAGATGTCAGAGGAGGTTGGTACTGATGGATGAGGCCACCATAAAAGCTAAAGTTGACGAGTATGCCAAATGGGTTAACCTGGCGGCAGAGGCCAAAAAGGAGATCGACAGGTTAAAGGCCGAGTTTCAAAAGCAAGCACTGGATGCCTTAGAAAACAAGAAGGTTAAACAGGTGGAGTTTTGGGGGAACGGTAACTCCAAGGTGGAAGTGACGACCAGCGAAACTTTGAAATTGGTTTCTTACGAATTCTTAAAGCAGGCCATTGGAGAAGTGCTGGTTAAAGATTTTGTAAAAGCCGAACCCAAGTATAAACTTTCGGAACCCTTTAAGCGCCTGCTGACAGCAGTATTTCAGGGCGATTACATAGAGCAGTCGGTGGATGATGTGATTGCTCAAATAACCAGCGACGAAAAGACAAAAAGGACACTTAAGAAAAAGCTTAAGGGGAACTGGAAAAAGGATGTTGTTCACCTAAAGAGTATTGCCGGGCTGAATGACAGTGACGCCGAGCACTTCGCATACTTCGTGAAGGAAGCTAAAAACTACGAAAGCATAGTTAACCTGCTGGAGGCAGCCGGATACAAAACCGGCAGCCAGGAATTTAAGGAAGCCTTGAAAAGAATCAGGCACGCCGTGATTGTTGATGAGGGGATTAAGGTCGGGCTGGAAGTCGAGGAAGTGACGGTATGAGGCTTGCGGATAAAATGGCTTACGTCTTTATAGGGTTTACCGCCGGGTACCTGGTGGCGGCCCTGGTCGTTGCAAGGCACTGGATGTGAGGTGAAAACGTGGCCAAAAAGAAAAATAACCGGGGCTTCTCCGAAGAGGAGAAAGCCCTGGTTGCACATTTAAAAGAAAAGATGAAAGAGCGCGGGGTTAGTAAGTTCCCCCGGGACTGGCACTTGAAACAGCTTTCCGTCGCCCGTAATATGTTGGCCGGCGAAAACGCCCCGGCGGTTGTGCAGTGGAAGGCATGTATTGACTGGCTGTTCAGGGACCGGTACTGGAAGGATAAAGTTGATCACCTGGCACGGGTGGAGGCTTTGTGGCCCAAATATGTGTTGAAGGGGGGCGCAAATAGTGGCGGAACAAGCAAGAGAAATACCCCGCGGAGAGGAAGCTACGGTGGCAGCCTCTACGACGAAGGGCTGCCCCTATGAAAGATGTGATGGGTCCGGATGGGTATACGTTGATTCGAATACGGTACGCGAGTGCCAGTGTAAAAAAGATTGGCGAAAGCGCACCAGGATAGAAAAACTTTTTAGCGTATCAGGAATTCCTAAGCGGTACCGGGACAGGACGCTTAAAGGCTTTAACGGTGAACGCCAGCCGGCCGCCTATAAGTCTGCTTTGCGCTACGTTGAGCGCTACCGCGAACTTGCCGGAGAAAATAAAAACGGCTTATGCCTGGTGGGGCCGACCGGTACCGGTAAAAGCCACCTGGCTTTCGGGATTGTCAATGAATTAATAAAACAATCAGTGGCGGCAGTTGTAGGAGTTGTACCGGATCTGCTGGATTCTCTGAGGCCCAAAGAAGGCGGAAATGCGGCTGCGGAAGAGCGGCTGGAGATCCTTAAAACTGCGGACCTGGTTCTTTTGGATGACCTGGGGGCGGAAAGAGGATCGGACTGGGCGGTGGAACGCTTGTACCTTATTTTAAATGCCAGGTACGTGGAGCAGCTGCCAACTATTATTACAACCAACGTGCCGCTAGAGAATATGGAACTAGACGAATACGGGAACACGATGCTGGCATGGGAACGCATTGTCTCACGGATAAAGGAAATGTGTTACGTGCTGGCGGTGGATGGAGAAGATTACAGAAGGGGGATGCGATAATGTTAACCTTCGGCAATGATGGAAAAATGTATGCAGGTGATTATGATATGGCTTGCATTTTACAGAATAAGAGAACCGGCAAGTATCATGTGGCATACCTGGAAGAATGTCCGGAGACGGCAAAAAACAGACTTTTAAAGAAGGACGGTTGTGTTAAAGTTAGGATTCTCATGCACCACAAAACCGGGACGAATAATATGAGTGAATCTAAGTCGCACCTGGAAGAGCTCAAGCAAATGGTTAGCCTGTCGGACAAAAATATACTGCCGGATACCATTGAGTGGGACGGCAATATTGAAACGGTGTTGATGTTGTAATGGCCAAAATAACCAAGTCGCAAATGCGTATGATTTGGGCCTCAGCCAAAGAGCTGGATTTGGATGAGGATTTGCTCCGGACGACCGTAAGAAATGTTACCGGGTCCAGCAGCATATCCAGCCTCACTAAAGCTCAGGCCAAAAATGTTATTGACCATTTACAAAGGTATAAAGGGCGGGAGCCGGGGATGAGCATGGCTTCCAGCAGGCAGAAGTGGAAAATAAAGCAGCTGGCCAGTCAGCTGGGTTGGGACAGTAACCCCAAGAGGTTGTCCGGATTTGTTAAAAAGTACGCCGGCGTAGAGAATATGGAGTGGATTACGGCTGATATGGCCTGGCGTATCATCGAGGGGCTTAAGAAAATAAGAGATCGCCAGCAAAGCGGGGATTGCTGTAATGAGCGATAAATTAAGCGGATGCTGTATCAGCACGGAAGAAAACAATGAGTACTTTCTCAAAGAAGGCTTTTATGTTGCGGGAGTTAAGAAGATCACCGGTCCCTATGTGGGAGCTGTGCGTGAAACATACAAAGAAGCTTTGGAGGACTTGAAAGAGTTTTTATTTGATCATAACTGTGAAGTTGGTGATCATGGTGAGATTAAAAAAAGATACGTTGTAAGTAAAAAGGAGTAGGTATAAATGTGGGGCAGGCCGCCGAAGGAAAGCAGGCGTTATGGATGGTGTGAATATCACCGGTTGTGGCTTACGGTAAAGCAGGCGAGAGAGTCCAGGTGCCTGGAAAGAGAGTGTGAGTGTTTTAAAAAAAATGAGAATCACCAGCTGTGGAAAATAGAAAATAAGCGCACTGCAAAAAGTCGCTCGGTTGACAATAAAGAAGGATATAAAGTATAAAAGGGGTGGTGCCGGTTGGAAATAAGCGAATGGATGAATGAGATAGATTCCACCGACCTTCCACAGCCATACCGCGACCTGGCGTATTTGATAGGTATGGAAAACACCTTAAAAGTGGCGGATAAGTTTAGCGGCACGGCAATATATTTTCCCAAGCTGGACGCGGTTTTGAGAAAGGTTCGGGACAGCAAAATAAAAGAGGAGTTCCGTGGTGATAACTACAAGGAGTTGGCCAGGAAGTACGGCCTTACGGAGGTTTGGGTTCGACAGATTTTAGCGGAGCAAGATGCCGGTCCAACCCTCATGGATTTTGGGTTAAAGTAAAGTAAATTTCTAAAGTACTTTATTTGATAGTCATACTTGATGTCTATAGAATCCCAGTCATAAGGACTGGGATTTTTTTATTTGTGGAGGGGTTGCATGCCAGATATGCCGGCAGAACTTTACAAGCCAACAGCGATTATTTTATTCGGCCTTTTGTGTGGGGCCGCCGGGATTATAGCCTATTTCCTTAAGGATATACGGCAGGCGGTCAAGGAAAAGCATCAGGAGCAGGATGTAAAAATCGAAAAGCTGCAGGGAGATTTTGCGGATATGAAAGCAAATCTTCCGAGGCAGTATGTGCTGCGGGATGATTTTATAAGGGCTATTGCGGCACTGGACAACAAGGTGGATAACATTTCAAAGGAAATAGGTGAAATATCGAAGGGTTTAAACCAAATAATTGGAGGAGATGTGCATGGCAGGTCTTGAGAGGTATGAAGCGCGTATTGCCAGGGGGCAGATTTTGCACATACTTAAGATCGCATACCCGGGACCGGCAAGCCTGGAGCTTTTGGAAACTACGCTAAACGACCGTAAGTATCCATCTTCTCCAGCGGTACTCAAGGGGTATTTGGATTACATGGCCGATAAGGGTTATGTAAAAGTGTGGGAAGAGCATGACGATATGATGGGCGTCGAAAGAACACTGGCAAAATTAACCGCAGCGGGAATCGACCTTCTGGAAGGAAGCCTCCCGGCAGATCCCGGGGTGGTGCTCTAGGTGGGGGGAAAGAAAACTCGCAAGCATTACAAGGTGGAGAAATTGCCCGACGACCTGGTGGAAGCGGTAAACAAAAAGCTGGTGGAGGGATATACCTACCAGGATATAGCTGATTATTTGGCTGATATGGGTCACAAGATAGGTAAAAGCTCAGTCGGGCGGTATGGGAAGGATTTTATGTCCCGGTTGGAGAGGCTTCGGGTCGTAAAGGAGCAGGCCAAGTCCATCATAGATTCCAACCCTGACGCCCCAGCCACCGAGATGGCGGAGGCCGCCAACCAGCTTTCCATGCAGTTGATTATGGAATTTCTAATGAAGGTTGATATTACCGACCTGGAAGAAGCCAAGGTGACGGAAATTTTCAAAGCCCTTGCGAAACTGGAGTCCTCAGGAGTGAATAGGGAGAAGCTTAAGTTTACTTACAACAAGGGTGTAGAGGCGGCAGCTGACAAGATTAAGGAGGCTCTGAAAAGTGAAGTCACCTCCGACCCCGATCTTGTTGCCAAGCTACATAGCATAATTGATCAAAAGGCCAAGGAAGTGAGCCAGTGAGTATTTTAAACGACCTGGTGGGACAACAATCATATAAGCCTTTTTTGGATTACTGCCGGGATCACATCATCCTGGACAGCGGCAAAAAGTATGATCCGCTGAACCGCAAGTGTATGGAAGAGATTTTCGAGGCTTACAATTCTCACCCTCATATCACGATAGAAAAAGGCGCGCAAACCGGGTTTTCCACTCTGGCCATTGCACACTCGTTGTATATGGCTGACGTGCAGGGGCGCACGGTGATATACTACCTACCCACCGACAAGATGGCCAGGGACTTCGGCCCCACTCGTTTTGATCCATATATAAACCGGAGCCCCTACTTAAAGGATAGGCTGTCCGGTACCGACCAGGTGGGACTTAAGCAAATAGGTACTCACTTTTTATATATTCGCGGCCTGGTCTCCAAGACCGGTGCCATATCCATACCGGCGGACGAGATTAAGTTTGACGAGGTTGCTTTAATTGATCCGGAAAATATGGAGCTGGCGCAAGACCGTATCAGCGCTTCCGACCTGGCCTGGCAAAAATATTTCTCAGTGGCGCTGTTTCCAGAAGACGGTACGGATGAACTTTACAGAGCCAGCGATATGCGGAAATGGTTTGTTCGCTGCGGGAGCTGTAGCCGGGAGTCGCCGGTGGAAGAAGATTTTCCCGATAATTTTGAGAAAAAAGACGGCGTGGTTATGCTGGTCTGTCCCAAATGCGGCAAGGGGTTGGATGTGGAAAACGGGCACTGGGTTGCTGAGCACCCGGAGCGGGTAGAACGCAGAGGTTACCGGGTGCCGCAGCTCATAATTCCAAACTTAAAACTGGAGCTGATATGGAGTCGCTGGCAGGTGGCAAAGGATAAGCCCAGTAAACTTGCTACCTTTAAGCGCAGCGTCCTGTCTATTCCCGACAGCGGTAATATGCAGCCGATAAGCCCGGAGGCTTTGCGCAGGGTGGAAGAATACAGTGAGTATCACTTCCGGGATCGCAGCGACGAGATAACTGGAATTGGTATAGATATGGGTGATAAAGCCCATGTGGTGGTGGCCGCCCCTTACGGAATTGACGGTATGCGCTGCCTGACATTTTTTGAACTTGATGTGGAAGATTTGGTGGAGCTGATACAGTCCCTGGAAAGACCGTTTAATGTGGGTGCGCTGGTGATTGATGCCATGCCATATAAGACGGATAGTAAGCGTGTGGTGCGGGCGCTGGAAAGGGCCACCGGATATATTCAGTACTTTAAAGGGGATGAGTTAAAAGAAGGTGTTGAGGGTGAGGACGCCCGGGCAGTTAACAAGGTTACGGTAGACCGTAATGAATCACTGGACGAGACAACTGATTTGTTTGCGGCTAACCCCCCCGCCGCCCTTCTTCCCCAGCCGCGCACTCCGGGCGAAGAAGAGATTTACAAGACGGTGAAAAGGCACCTTCTTAAGCTGGTCAAAGAAGAGGTTGAGGAAGGCGGTGAAAAGCGCATCCGGTACAAGAAGAATGTACCCAATCACTTCGGGATGGCCATAAACTCAGCACGTATAGCTTTGTATCTCGCAGTAGGGAAACGGATGCAGCTGGGACCGATGGAATATGAAACAGTACAACGCAGGCGTTTTACCCGAAAGGGGGCATACTAAATGGCACAAATACTCGGACCGGACGGTAACCCTATAAGTTCCAAAAAGCCGATAACCAGAGAAATAGCTGTTGCCTCAATACGTGATAAGTTTTCCGGTTACCCTTCCCGTGGATTAACCCCGGAGCGCCTGGCGGCAATATTTCGCGAGGCTGATCAGGGCGACATATACAGGCAGGCCGAACTTTTCGAGGAGATGGAGGAAAAGGACACTCACCTCTATTCCATATTGCAAACAAGAAAGAATGGTGTGCTGGGCCTGGACTGGGAGATAATGCCCTATTCCGATGATCAAAGTGATACAAAAGTAGCCGACATGGTGCGAGAGGCTTTTGAATTCGAAGGCTTAGAAGATGCTTTATTGGATCTTTTGGACGCCATAGGCAAGGGTTTTGGTGTCACCGAGATTATGTGGCAGATCAGAGATAGTAAAGCTGTAGTTGAAAAGTTGAAATGGATACACCAAAAAAGGTTTCGCTTCGACGATTTTGACCAGCTGCGGCTGCTGACTGAAAGCGATATGGCCCACGGGATCGAGCTTCCCGATAATAAGTTTATTATTCATAAATACAAAGCTAAGTCGGGGCACCCATCCAGGGCCGGGGTGCTCAGGGTGTGCGCCTGGATGTATCTGTTTAAGAATTATGATATTAAGGACTGGGTTACTTTTGCGGAAGTGTTTGGGATGCCCATACGCGTGGGTAAGTATGACACCGGTACCAGTAAAGAGGATAAGGATGCTCTTATCCAGGCAGTTACACAGCTGGGTACCGATGCCGCCGGGATAATCAGCAAGGCCACTGAGATCGAGTTTGTGGAGTCAGTAAAGAGGTCAGACAACATATATGAAGTGCTGGCCGAGTTTTGCAACAGGGAAATGTCTAAAGCTGTACTAGGCCAGACATTAACCACTGATGTCGGTTCCACCGGCAGTTATGCGGCCAGTAAAACTCACAACGAGGTGCGCCAGGATCTGAAAGAGGCTGACTGTAAAGCGCTGTCTGAGACATTGCGTAAATTCCTGATTAAGCCCCTGGTTCTCTTTAACGTACCTAATGCAGATTTAAACCGGCTGCCGTGGGTAAAGTTTAAGTACGAGCCCCCGGAAGACATGGAGATGTCTTCAAGGATATATAAAACCGTAGTAACCGAGATGGGGCTGCCGGTGGCCAAGGATCACATATATGAGAAATTCGGCATACCGAAGCCCGGGGATGGTGATGAACTTTTAACCCCTCCCCCCTCCTCTGCCCCACTACCAATGAAAGGCGGTCTGGAAAGTATGCTTATGCTGGCCATGGCAAACAAGCAGAAGGATAACCAGCAAAGTATTGACGGCTTAGCTGACCGCTCCCTGAGAGAAAGCCTGCCTGCCATAAGACAGATGTTAGATCCGGTCATTGAGGCGGTCAAAAACGCTTCCTCTCCGGAAGAATTAAAGGACAGGCTGGTGGGGGTTTACAGCGAGATGGACGAGACGGACCTGCAGGATTTAATAGCCCGATCCCTCTTTGTGGCCGACCTGTACGGCAGGTGGACTGCTGATGAGTGAAGTTAAAATTGGCCCTATGCCCTATAAAGAAGCCATTGACTTTTTTAAGAATAAAGTAAGCTTAACTCCGGAAGAGTTTTCAAAGCTCGAACAAGAGTATAAATCATTGGCCTTTACAATCAGCGGTATTGCTAAGCTGGACATATTGAACGATATACTGCGGGAGCTGCAAAAGGTATTGGAGGAAGGTACCACTTTTAAAGAGTGGCGGGACAACGTAAATAAAATGTTGGAGCAAAAAGGCTGGAAAGGTTTAAGCCCCTACCGGGCGGACAATATCTTTCGTACCAATATTCAAACCGCCTACAGTGTGGGTGCGTACCGGCGTATGACCGATCCGGATATGGTAGAGAAAAGACCATACTGGATGTACGACGCGGTGAATGACAGCCGCACCAGGCCCACTCACCTGGCGCTGGACGGCAAGGTGTTTCCCGTTGATCACCCGTTTTGGGATACCTGGTACCCACCCAACGGTTACCGGTGCAGGTGTGGGGTGCAAAGTCTTTCAGAGAGAGATGTGATAAGGCGGGGCCTGGAGGTGAGCGACGAGGTGCCGCAAATGGTAGAACCGCCGGGGCAAATGGCCAGGCCGCTGGTTCCGGATCCTGGTTTTGCGCATAACCCGGCTAAGACCGCGTGGGAACCTGATATCGGCAAATACCCCCCTGAACTACAAAAAGCCTACAAGGAAAGACAAAAGAGAGGCGTTACAAGGCGGTAACGCAGTAATGGCGCAGGTTATAACGCTTACTATATATAGCCTATTACGTCAGGAGGTGACATTTTACCTGGAGTTATTTCGACATAAAACTGTATCAAGCCACAGAATTCGATTTGAGGGTGAGTGATGCTCTATGTGACTAATTGGTTATATAGATAAAAAGTAACGCGGAATAACGGGGGTTATGAAAGAATTAACGCTATTATAACAATGAGTAACGGGTAAAGTAACGTGCATATCGACAGGTGGTGATTATTTTTGCTACAAGTTCCTAGCCATGAGCTAATGATCCTTAACCATAAACCGGGGAAAATGGACCGGATGATACTGGACGGCAGCCGGGTTGACGGAGCGCCTGGGGAAATACAAGTCCTCCCCTACGGGCTTGTAAAAAGTAAGAAAGGGACATTTTTTGCCGATGAGCAAGCGTTCCGTGATATTATTGCAAACTTTGACAGCGAAAAGAACGACATTGTAATAGACTACGAGCACCAAACATTAAAGGACGTGCAGGCTCCCGCTGCGGGATGGATCAAGAGTTTGGTTGATAAAGGCCGGGACGGTCTGTGGGCGCAAGTGGAATGGACCACAAGGGCCGGTGAATACCTGGCCAATAAAGAATATAAGTACCTCTCCCCCGTAATTTGGGTGAGAAAGTCAGATAAGCGCCCGGCCATATTTCACTCTGCCGCACTGACCAATGTCCCGGCGGTGGACGGCATGGTGCCGATAGTAAATAAACACAGTCCTGATGAGGGGGATGAAGAAATGGAATTTCGCAAGATGATCTTGAAGGCGCTGGGGCTGCCGGACGATGCTACGGACGAGCAGGTAAACAGCGCACTGGAGAAATTAAAGAAAAAAGAGGGGCAGCCTGAGCTGGAGGAGCTGCAATCTTTTAAGGATGAAGTTGTGGGAGCTCTGGAAATGGACAAGAAGTCCACGGCTGACCAGGTAAAGGGTAAGATTATTTCCCTTAAAAACCCTGCCGGATATGTTCCGGTGGAGCAGTTTAATCAGCTAAAAAAGCGGCTGGATGAGAAAGACCGTGACGAGCTGGTACAAAGTGCCATGAAAGACGGCAAGATCGCTCCGGCGCAAAAAGAATGGGCCGAGGAATACGCGCTGAAAGACCCGTCAGGGTTTAAGGCTTTTCTTGAGCAGGCCCCGGTTGTTGTGCCCGTTGGCACAGACGTAAGCGGGGGAAGTCCGAACCACCAGCCTTCAAGCACGGAAGTTGACGACATGCAGATGCAGGTCAACAAGATGTTGGGGATTGATGATAAAGAGTTTAAAAAGTTTTATGGGGAGGATGAAAAGTAATGCCGGCATTAACAACAGGCAGGAATACTCCATACCGCAAGGGTGAAATGTTGGAGCTGGAAGTGGCCGCAGGGGCAGTGATATATGCCGGAGCCCTGGTAGTTAAAAATGCCACCGGGTATGCAGAGCCAGGTTCCACCGCAGTTGATGTGGTAAGCGCCGGCAGGTCAGAGCAGTACGTGGATAATTCCGCCGGTGGTGACGGGGCGGCAAAGGTGCGGGTAAGACGCGGTGTATTTAAGTTCGCCAATGACGGGGTAGACACCGTTGACAGGTCACATCTCCTGGGCACTTGCTACATAGTAGACGACCAGACGGTGGCGGCCACCGACGGTACCGGCACAAGATCGCCGGCTGGCAAGGTGCTGGCGGTTGAACCTGACGGAGTTTGGGTGGAGATTAATTAGGAGGTTGAATAAGTAATGATTGTAAATCAGGCGGCGTTACAAAGTATTTACCGTGGATTCAAAGTCATTTTCAATAACGCGCTTAAAGATGCCAAGCCTCAATATACGAGGATTGCGACGGAAGTCCCCTCTACCACCAAGTCGGAAGAGTATAAATGGCTGGGTAAGGTGCCGCGCATGCGGGAGTGGGTTGGAGACCGGGTAGTTCAAAACCTGTCGGCTTACGGTTTCACTATAAAGAATAAGTCTTATGAAGCCACTGTGGGCGTGGACAGAGACGATATCGAAGACGATTCTATAGGGCTTTATAACCCCATTATTCAGGCTTTGGGACAATCGGCAGCGCTGCACCCGGATGAGCTCATATTTGCTTTACTTGCTGACGGTTTTACCAACCTATGTTATGACGGTCAGTATTTCTTCGATGACGACCATAAGGACGGCGGCGGTCCCATACAGAGCAATAAGGGGACGGCAGCCCTGGCACCCGCATCCTATTCAGCAGCCAGGTCGCAGATGATGAGTCTCAAAGATGAGCACGACAGGCCGCTGAATATTGTGCCTGACTTGCTGGTGGTTCCTCCTCAGTTGGATGGGGTGGGACGGGAGATACTGCTGGCGGAACGCAATGCAAACGGGTCCACAAACGTGAATCGCAATACGGCAGAGTTAATGGTGGTCCCGGCCCTGTCCAGCAATCCGACAGCATGGTTTTTGATGGACACCAAGAAGCCGGTTAAGCCCCTTGTTTTCCAGAGAAGGAAAAAGGCCGAGTTTGTAGCCCTGGATAATCCTTCCGATGAAAATGTATTTATGCGCAAAGAGTTTCTGTATGGTGCTGACTGCCGGGATAATGCCGGTTATGGATTGTGGCAGCTGGCCTACGGCAGCACCGGTGAAGCTTAAAAAATATTAATCTCGGGGGTATGAGTCTATGCCGATTAGAATTATATCTCTCCGCAATGGCTTTCGCCGTTGCGGAGTGGAGCACCCGGCAAAGCCGGTGATTTACGAGGATGGCTACTTCAGTAAGGAGCAGGTAAAAAAGCTTGAAGCCGAGCCCATGCTCATTGTGGAAGAAGTTGCCGTGGAAGATGATAAAGAGGTTAAAAAGAAAAGCACCGATGTGGAAGACCTGCAAAGGATGACCGTGTCGCAGCTTAAAAAATTTGCCGATACCTTGGAGGTAGAGTTGCCGGTCAACGCTACCAAGCAGCAGATTGTAGATAAAATCTCAGCTGTACTGGCACCGGTTGGTGATAATTAAGAATGTATTGCACCATGGAAGATCTGCTGGGGAAGGTTTCAGAGGGTGTTCTTATTGAGTGTACCGATGATGAGGGCACGGGACAGGTTGACGCTGATAAGGTAAACCAGGCCATTGAAGATGCGACCAGTGAAATAAACGGTTATTGCATGGCCAGGTATGAAGTTCCCTTTAATCCTGTTCCCCCTTTTATAAAGAAGTTGGCGGCCGATATTGCTATATACAACTTGTTTTCCCGGCGCGGTTATGATGAGGACAGCGCTGACCGCAGCATCCTGGACCGCTACAAAAACGCGGTCCGGGTGCTGGAGAATATAGCAAAGGGAGTTATCACTTTGGGGCAGCCGCAGCCACCACCGGAAACGGGGGTGGTTATTGTAAGCGATGAACGCAAATTCTCACGCAAAAAGATGGAGGGGTTTTAGGTGGGTGTACTAATCGCCGGTGACTGGTCGAGGCTGGAAAATAATCTACACCGCATGGTGAGACTTAACTTTACCGCAATTTATAAAGAAATCGGCGAGCACCTGGTGTCCAGTACTAAGCAGCGGTTTAAAACCGGGACGGCCCCGGACGGCAGTAAGTGGCCGGAATCTATACGCGCCAAAGAGGAAGGCGGCCAAACGCTGCGAGACACCAGTAATTTGTTCAACAGCATAACCTACCATGCCCGTCCGGATTTGGTGGAAGTGGGTACCAATAATAAAATAGCTCCCGTGCATCAAAAAGGCAGGACCATAAAGACAAAGCAATCCAGGTATTTACACTTCAAAGTTGGCGGTCGATGGGCGCGCAAGAAAAAAGTTAAAATTCCGGCGAGACCGTTTATAGGTATTAGCGACGATGACCGCCAGGCAATTGACGACATCATAGCCGAGCACCTGGAGGAGTGTTTAGAATGATCAGCCCGTGCCGGAATCACCTGGTAAGCTTGCTGCAATCTATAGGTATAAGCAGGATAAACACTGAAGCGGAAGGCAGCGGAAAGCATCAAGCTGCGCCGTATGCCCAGCTTGTACAGGGAAAAGAAAAGTTCCAATATGACGGTTCCCTGGTGGCTAGAAAGCTTGATGCGGAGAACCAGCAATACCTTTACCGGCGCAGAATTTACAGGCATGTATTGCAAGTGAGTGTGCGTATAGTTCACCGCAGCGGGGATGAGGCCGGTGCGGCTAAGAGGGATTTTTTAGCCGGCCTGGCCCGCAGGATATGGGATAAAAATAGTAACGCCATACTGGTGAGTGTTCCGGAGAGCAGCCCGGATGATGACCCAAGCCTTTTAAAGCAGCAGGATGCGGCGGTGGTGGCGGTAACATTCGAGGGTGGTGTTTACAAAGATTATGCGGTACCGATTTTTGATCTGTCCAGCGCGCTGGTGATCGAAACTGAAACCGGGGAGGTGTGATGATGGGCAAGAAAGCAAGTGAAGTCAATGCTGATAAAAAGAATGCCGGGGAGCCTACTTATACTATTGAAGATTTGGCTCAAAAACATCCCACTCCGGCCTGGGTAATGGCCGGTCTTAAGGCCGCTTGCGGGTGGGGGGAAGGTAAGAAGCTGACTGAAAAGCAGTTTTTAGATGCTAAAAACAAATGGCTCTCAGGGCCGATGAGAAGGAAGGTGAAGTAAATGCCGGGTTTGCCGGATGTAAATGTAAATATATTAGACGGCGGACTGGGAGTATTACCCCCTTCCGCTTCGGGGCTGCAGGCTAAAGTTGGTGTGTGCTCGGCGGGGACGGTGAATAGCATTACGAGTATCACCGATCCCGGACAGATTGTTGATAAGTTGGGTACCGGTCCCCTGGTTAACGCCCTTTTTGATTCTTTTGCAGGCGGAGCTCGCACTGTTTATGTCGTAAGAGCCGAAGGTGATATTGCCGGCACTGTGGGTGAGGTAAGTTCAGATAAGATCGGCCAGGGTGATATGACGGCTGCCGGTTCGCCGCTGGACGCTTACAGTGTGGTAGTGGAAATATTGGACGGCGGCACTCTCAATGAGGCTATATTTAGGTACAGCCTGGACGGCGGGGATACCTGGTCCAAGAAGATCACTGTTCCCGAACTTGGAGCATATGAGATTACCGGGACCGGAATAACATTGACTTTTAGCGAATATGCAACCGACCCCGCTCAGTCATTTGCCGCCGGAGATAAATACACATTTTCCACTGAGGCACCGCAGGCCAGCGTTGCCAAAGTAAATGAGGCCATAGATACTTTGCTGGATTCCAGTTACCTTTTCGAGTTTATTCATATTGTCGGTGAGTCGGATGCCGCAATGTGGGCGGCTGCCGATGTAAAAGCCGCCGAGGCGGAAGGCAATTACCGGTATATACACATGCTTTGCGAAGCGCGTGGCCCTGATTCCGGAGAGGATGCGGACGCCTGGACACAGGCTTTGCTGGATGAGATTGCAAACTTTGCATCCACAAGGGTTTCGATATGTGCCGGGCGCGGGGAAATAATGGACATGAACACCGGACGCCAGGTGGACAGAAACGCCGCCGGTTTGTATGCCGGGAGGGTTAGCAGTATAGGCGTACAGGAGTCCCCCGGTAAAGTGAGACTGGGTCCCGTTCCTGGAATACTAGCTCTTAAGCCGGACGGGATAAATGACGGGCATATTTTGGCACTTGACCAGGCGGGGTTCGTTACTTTCAGGCAGTATATAGGTCTTTCCGGTTTTTATATTACCAACGGGAGGATTGCTGCCGAGAGTGTTTCTGACTATCAATACGTGGAGGTCAGGCGACCAATGGACAGGGCCTGCACCCTGGTGCGCAATGCGGCTTTAAAATCTGAACACGGGGAGCTTGACCCCACCAATCTATCCCAGAGCATAAAACCCCTTGAAGCTGACCTGACACAGCCGCTGGAGATTATGTCCAGCCCGTCCAATAAGGAAATAGCCAGAGGGCGGGTTATTATACCACTGGATCAGGATATACTAGCCACCAGTACAATCAGGGCAAAAATCAGGATTGTACCCATGGCCATAATGAGATGGATCGAGCTGGAAGTGGGGTACGAAAACCCCGCAGCCTCGCAGTAAGAAAAGGAGGTGTTGGTAGATGATTAATGGCAAGCGCTACAGTTGGGAAGACATCACGGTGCAAATGCCGCACGGAACACTGGTGGATATAGACAGTATCGAGTATAGCGACGAGAAAGAAATAGAGGCTGTTTACGGTAAGGGCAGTAACCCCCTGGGATACGGTACCGGTAATTACTCAGCCAGCGGCAAGGCAACTTTATTGCGGGAAGAGCATAATAAGTTTACGCAATATGCCAAGCAGCAAAGTACTAGCTTGTACCGTCTCCCCCCCTTCCCTATCACGGTGTCATACGCCAATGAGGATCAGCCGTCAACAACGGATGTTTTGAAGCAGTGTAAAATCACTAAAGTATCCCGTTCCGGCAGCCAGGGCGATAAGAGTAATAAAGTGGAGTATGAGTTCCTTATTTTGGGCGGGATTAATGATAACGGGCTGGAGCCCAATTGATTAGTTAAAGGGAGGCAAGAAAATTGGGTGGAGATGAAAATGCAGTTGTAAGCACTGGCACAGCAAAAACAGAAAAGGATAAGGTTTCCCAGTCGCAAATCGAGCAGTGGAAACAGCAATACGGTGACGTTTATGAGATTAAAGATGACGGGTTTAGCGAAGATGAAATGCCCACTTTTTACTTTCGGAGGCCGGGCAGGCCGCAGCTATCCAGGTTTACCAAAGAAGCCATGAAAGACGCTTACAAGGCAATGCATAATATGGTTTACGGCTGCCTCCTGTATCCTTCTGAGGAAAGAGTAAAGCAGTTGTTTGAGGACAGGCCGGGACTGGCTATTGCGGTGGGTAACGAGCTGCAAAGGATTGTAGGTACCAATCAAGATTTTTTATCCAAGAAATTGTAAAACGGGTGCAAGACCTGCGGGAGGATGGACTCCCGCAGGCGGAGGCCCTGGTGCAGTATTATTTCGCTCTTTCCCGGGAGGAGTTGGACGACCTGGGGGATGATGATTTTTTGGAGATGGCGGCGCAGGCATACTTTTATGAGGATCGCCGTGCCGTGGCGGTGCAGCGGGGAGTATTGATGGCTTTCGCGGAACTTGTGAAAGGGTAAATAGAAAACCGGCAGCTTAGTGCTGCCGGTCACGGTTCAAAACCTCTCTGGCTGCTTCAACACCTTCCGGTCCTGGCTTGCAGATGGCTTTTATATCACGAACACTGTCTCGAAACGCGTTCTTAGTGGTTATTGCTAAGTCAAATAAAGCGGCAATCAATTGAGGAAGTCCACGAATTAGACCGTAAAATAGCCCAATAACAGCACCGATGCCAAGAAAGAATAAAAATATCATGAGGAATTCAAACATTTACCAAAACCTCCTTTGATATAGAATATACCATCGCCACCGGAGGTGTCAATGTGGAAGCTTTGTATAATTTGTCGGTTATGTTTAGCGCAATCGACAGGTTTACCGGCCCAGTGCGGCGCATGGCCGGGAATCTAAATGATTTTGAGCAGCAAATAAATCGAGCCACAGGAATGATAGACTTTGGCAACCGCATGGCAGTATCCGGGGCTATGATTCAAGGTTCTGCCGACCAGGTGAATAATGCCCTCTTTGGTTTGTTGCGGCCAACAGTAGATAACCAGAGGGCGCTTGGTGAGCTGGCTTCTGTGGGCATAGAAAACCTGGAAGCCATAGAAGAAGCGGCTGTAAGTTTTGCCGAAACCTGGTCTGGAACCACAGAAGCTCAATTTATCTCCTCTGCTTATGACATAAAATCAGGTATTTCGTCATTATCAGACGAGGCTGTGGGCGAGTTTACGAAAATGGCCGCGCTGACGGGTAAGGCTACCAAGTCAACCACGGCGGAAATGACCAGCCTATTCGCCACTGGGTACGGTATATATAAAGATATGTACAGCGACATGACCGATATGCAATTCGGCGAGATGTTCAGCGCCGGAATTGCGGCCAGCGTGCAGAGTTTTAAAACCACCGGTTCGCAAATGTCTCAGGCCCTAACCACTTTAGGTGCGGCGGCTACCACGGCACAGCGTCCTTTTGAGGAGCAATTGGCTGTGCTGGGAATGTTGCAGGCTACTATGCCAGGAGGAGAAGCAGGTACCAAGTATAAGGCGTTTGTGCAATCAGCGGCAAAGGCCGGGGAAGCGCTGGGAGTAAGTTTCGTCGACGGTAATAATCAGCTTTTAGGTATGGCCGGCATATTGGACAGGTTGCGCAGTAAGTACGGCGAAACGCTGGATGCCATGGAAAAGCAAGAGATACAAAAGGCGTTTGGTACTGAAGAAGCTGTGGCGCTGGTGGATCTTTTATATGGTAAAGTTGGACAATTGCGAAGTAATGTTGATCAGCTGGGTATGTCTATGCGTGACGGAACGGCATTTACTGAAAGCATGGCAGCGGCTATGAATTCTGATCTTGGGGCCGGACTGGATGTTATTTCTCAGAATATAGACATTTTAAAGGCCAGCATTGGTGATGAACTGGCTCCGTTAATTAAGTTAATGGTGCCCCGGATAAAATCATGGGCGCAGGGATTCAAAGAATTGGCCGATGCTCACCCTACCATAGTACGCACTACATTATTGCTTTTGGCTATAGGTGGAGCAGCCCTAGCTATTATTGCCCCCATTTCAGCTATTGGCTCAGGCATAGTCATGATGGTTGGGTATGTCATGTGGGGATTAGGGCAGATAAAGAAAGGAATATTTTGGCTTAAAAACTTCATTCCTGCCGCTTTCGGGACGTTGGTTAGGTGGTTTGGTGTGCTACGTTTACATATAATCCAGCTACTACCTAAAATATTAACCCTCGCCGCAACGCTGAAACACTTCGCCCTAACCGCAGCCGTCTACGCCCGGGTGGCAATTCAACGAATAGCCATCGGCATGGCCGCACTAGGACGCGCAGCGATCCGCGCGGCGGTGACATACCTGCCGCCCCTAATTGCAGCTGTCTGGTCCTTCACCTCGGCCCTTTTGGCCAACCCTATCACATGGGTGGTACTGGGTATAATCGCCCTGGGGGCCGCCATTTACCTGTTGTGGCGCAATTGGGACGCGGTAACGGAATTTCTCGGCAACGCGTGGGACGCCTTTATGCTTAAGGTCGCAGGTGCTCGCGAATGGTTTGCCGGCATATTCGAAAATATAGTCAGCCTGGCCAGGACATACGGACCCATGATACTGGCTGTGCTAATGCCGGTGATTGGTATTCCAATGCTCATAGCTCAAAACTGGGACCAAATTAAAGTGATAGCCGCCCGAATCTTCGGCAACCTGGTGGAGCTGATACCGCAAAAGATTACCGAGATCATAGCGGCCATAAAGGCCAAGGGTACGGAGTTCTTAAACTCAGGTAAAGCCCTCCTGGATGCATTCACGGACGGGGTGAAAAGCGTAATAAATAAACCGGTGGAAGTGGTAAAAGAAGGTCTGGCCAAGGTACGCCGCCTCCTCCCCTTCTCAGATGCTAAGGAAGGCCCTCTCTCCACCCTCACCCGCAGCGGCAGGGCATTCGTGGAGACTATTGCAGGCGGCATTAAATCACGCAGCGGCTTTCTTAAAACCGTAGCCACCGGAGTACTGGCCGGGGCCATGCTCACAGCACCGGTACCGGCAAAGGCCACAGGTCAAGTTACAATCGCTCCGATGATTGAAGAAATGCCAAGCGATATATGGGATTTTCCAAAGCCTTCGGGCGGAGGGCACCCGCCGGTAACACCGGTACTGGGACCAATACCCGAGATTCCGGAAGTGTCCGGACAAGCTGTAATCAACCCGGTGTTGGGTAGCATGCCGGAACTGCCGGAGCCAGATGACGTGAACGCACCAATAATGCCGTCCATGGGTAAGATTCCAAAG